TTTTAGCCCGCTTTTAGGGGGCTTGATTTTGTGCGCCCTTTTTCGGAATGGTACTTAAATTACAATGTTTCAACCTTTATTCCTCCATTCCCATCAGCGCAAGGCTGGTGTCTATAAACCGCATCCGGAGCGTCAGATCCGGGGCCTCCTCCCCCGGCTTGGGAAAGGCGTCCGGCTCGCCCTTCCCCCCATAATGCTTGATAACTCCGGCTTCCCTCTGGGCCGGTACCGCCACAAAGGACAGCTCATAGGCGTCCGTTGGGTCGTCCAGGTCGATGTGGCACTGCTTGCCCTCATATTCCTGACCGGGACAGTGTCCGCAGTAGGTTTCTCTGCGGTTTGTCCCGCAGATCGAGCAGATGGCCTTCGCCATCTGGCAGCCCACCGACACCTCCCGGAGGATACCGCCCTCAATGGCGGCGATCAGCGGTGCCGTCTGGTCGTTGCGGAGCATATATGCCCGCAGCACCAGCCGCTGCACGCCCTCCGATTCCTCCACGGCGCCGGCATAGATCCGGGCCGTCTGGCCGTTGGCGGACCATTTGTGATCCATGATCACGGTTTTTCCCACGTACAGCTCAGCCAGCCGGGCCAAAGCTGCCTCTGTAAAGCGCTCTTGGTCCCGGTCAACTTGGTTGTCGCAGGCGGCTACCCGGAACACAAAGACATCTTCCGCCGCCAGCTCCTTCAATGCCTGCCGGTTGATGAGGACAAGTTCTTCTTCGGCAAGAGCCTGCTTCTCCACTCTGGCCGCTTTCTGGATTGCATCAGCTCCCATACTATCACTCCTCTCTGCTTCCGTACTGTTTCCCCACATCCTCTAAGGGGATAATATTTCCATTGGCGATCAGCCGGTCCCCGCCGGGAGCTGAAGCCATCCCCAGGTAGGCGCGGGCCTCATTGGGCATATAGACCGAGTTGGCCACGGCCTGCACCATGCTCTCGATCTGGGTCTTGGTGTCCGCCCGGAGCATCACCGCCGTGTTGAACTGGGCCGCCTCCCCCCGGTTGATCTGCTCGGGCTCCAGCAGCTTCCAGCTCAGCTCTTCCTCATAGCCTTTGAGTATCCACAGCAGCGTATCGGTCAGAAAGGCCAGCTGCTGCGACTCGGAATTGGCAAAGGAGGATTTTTCATAGTCGTTGACCTGGTTGGGCTTGACGCCAAAGGCCGCCGCGATTTGAAGGGCGCTGTGCTTTCGCAGTTCAATGAACTGGCTGTCCGTCAGCTTGATGTTTAGCGGCTCGATTTTGGAGCCCAGGGGCACGGGAATGAAGGTCTTCGTAGCGTCCATCTTGCCTGTGGCATAGGCTTCCAGGCCCCGCAGGAAATTCTGCTCTGCCTCCGAGTTGAGATCGCCGGTGTACTGGACGGCGGCCTTGGCGGTAAAACCGTTCTTGTAGAGGGAGTTGAGCATCTGCTGAGACTGCAGGCTGCCGTCCAATGTACTTTGCAGGATTTCCTGTACGGACAGCCCGGTAATCCCATCCAGGCTCAGCCAGGTGCGGAAGTGAAGCACCTCATCCTGGCACAGCTTGTAGCGCTTCCCATCTGGTGCCGACCAGATGTACCACAGCCGGGCGTCCGGGCCCAAAATGCGGCGGTTGTCAAACCACACACTCACCCGGTCGCTGCGCATATGCCAAAGCTGGGTGTTTGCGCCGTGGCCGAAGATGGCCGCGTAAGCGTTGCCGTAGTGATTGCGGGACATCTCCATATCAGCCCAGAAGTAGGTTGCAGCCTGGAGTGGGTTGGGCCGGTAGCGCAGAATCCGATAGAGCGGATTCTGCCGCATCTCCTCAACCCCGTGCTCCTGGGTGCTACGGATCAATTTGAGCGGCAGTTTAGAGACTCCCTCGCTCAGCACCCGGAGGCAGGTGAAGTAGGTTGCCTCGCTCAGCTTGCTCCGGGGAACTCCCCCCAGGTTCAGCAGATCAATGAGCTGGCTGAGCGTTACCTGCTCCGATCCGTCCGCCGGCGCCGCGGTCTGGCCGTCTGTTTTCTGCACCAGTCTCTGAAATAGTCCTATGGTCAGTCACCTCCTTTCCTGCGGCGGCGTCGGGCCCACACCACAACTCCCACCGCCAGCCACGGCAGGAACAGGAGCAGGGCTAAAAGGAGCCGCCCCAGCCACCGGCATCCCCGGCCCGCCAGGATAACCAGCTCGCCCACTGTTTCCAGCGTCCAGCGGTAACCCGGCTCCGCCCACTGCCAGATTGTTTTGATATAGTTCATGTGTTCCACCCCATCTTGGTCAAATACTCCGACATGGCCCGCTCCAGGTCCACCGGGGGCGATTCGGTAAGCTTCATCCGTGCCACATGGGCATCGATGGCCGCGTCCACCGGGTCAATCCGCCTGGTGCGCCTGCCAGCCTCCTTGTCCACTTTTATCTCCTTGAAACTGTTCCGCACAATGCGGGCGTTCCGGAAGGACATATCCAGCAGCTCGTTCTGCTGGTCATAGAGATACTGCCCCGACTTCATAAGGAGCTGAAGATCCTCGGTGCCGCTGTTCAGAAATCGGGCGGACTGCTTCACTTCCAGCAAAGGTACGCCCAGTTCCTCCAGGTCCTTGAGGAAGCAGTCCGCATTGTGGGGGTCATACCCAAGCCCCAGGAGAGTCAAGTCATAGGCGGCCAGGGTGTCCCGCAGGGTGGAGAGTATGAAACTGTAATCGTTTTTGAAGTCCTGGAGGCTCCCGGTAGCCAGCAAGAGTCTATTGTGGGTCCATACGTCATAGGGGGCCAGATCCGTCTTAATGTGTTCCTCCAGCCGCCCTCGGGGCATGAAGCTAATGCTCCAGCCGTAATACATGGGCCGGTCTCCTTCCGTCCACTGAAACTCCAGGGCCAGGGTGGTGAGGTCGCCGCCGGAGGATAGATCCAGTCCAGCAAAGCAGGAGCAGCCCCGGAACCGCTCCAATGTCAGCGGGGAGCGGCACTTCGTTAAGATGGCCGGAGTCACCAGCTTTTCGTCGGCGTTCTCTGACCACATGTTCTGGCATTTGGTTATGTAGTCGGCCAGTTCCCGGCCGCCGGCGTCCCTGGCTGTCTGGGCGTCGGCCATCATAGTTTCCATGCCCTCCTCTGTCTGGCAGAGAACTGGGTTTGATTTGAGGAAATACTCCGGAGCGAAAATGTCGTCCCCGTCGTCCAAGCTATAGATGTCCACGAAGAAGTTCTCCGCCGTGGAGCCGCCGGCCAGAATCGCCTGGCAATACTCATCCATCTCAAAGCAGAAGCTGTTGAGATCATCGCCCCGCGTGGTGATCATAGAGGTCAGGGCCTCCTTCAGTGACCGCTGGCCATTGTAGATAGCCTTGTAGATCTTGTTGTCCCGGTGCTGGTGAATCTCGTCGATGGAGGCATAGATGGAGCGGAAGCCCTCGTCCAGGCCGCCCTCTCGGGACAGGGCCTCAATGGTGCAGCCGGTTTCCCATGCGGTGATTAGGGATTTATAGTCCTGAATGCGGAAGCATTCCATCAGGTCGCCGTCCGCCAGGATAAACCGCTCCACGTCCTCCCAGGCTAGCCGGGCCTGGCGCTTCTTGGTGGCCACGGTAAAGAGCTTGCCGAAGCGGTAGCCGCCGAAGCCAGCCAGGTAGGCGGCTGTGATACCGTTCTCGAAGGTCTTGCCATTTTGCCGGGCCACTGACTTGTACTTGCGCCGAAACCGGCGATAGCCCTTGCGGTTGACCCACCCCATAGGCACACCCAGGTCGAAAGTCTGGCAGCCATAGAGACGGACCGGCCGGGGCTCATCACCCTCCATAATGGTCAATGTCTCGGCAAAATCCAGGATCTCCTCACTTTTCTCAGGCCGCCAGAGGTAAGGGAATTCATCGGTTCCTTGCCGTTCCAGATCCCGCAGATGGCGGCGGCACGCCTGGATGTGGAGCTCCCCGGCCACCACGTCGCCGGCTACTACCTGCTCGGCGTAAGCCGTCGCCCGGTCCTTCATTCACCCTCCGCCGCTTTCTTGAACCGGTCGAACTTGTTGGATTTCGGCACTGGTGGCTCCTGGGGGATCACCAGCTTGCACCGGCTTGTGATGTTGAGCCCCAGGGCCCGGGCGGTAGTCTCACACTGGGCAAAATATTTATCCTGAAGCAGAACCAGACTGCGCTCCAGCTCCAGAGCTGCGTCCTCGTCGTCGATCTCCTCGCCGGCAACTACGGCCCGGCCTTCCTCCGCCGCCAGCTTAGCCCGCAGCTCCCGCAGCCGCGCCCGCTTTTTCTTGGGCAGGGTCCGCAGAAGCTTGGTGTATCTGGCATAGAAACCGTGAGCAATCACGTACCGGGCCAGCTCCCCGGCGTCCACATTGCCGATGATCTTAATCCGCTGCAGTTCTTCCGCCAGGGCGGAAAATTCGTCCCGCTGCTTTTTGGACAGATACTCCGGCGGCTGGATAGCATCGGCCGGGGCCGTGGGCTCGGTGGCCATACGCCGCTGGATGTCCTCCTGGGTCAGGTGCTTCCGCCCCTTGGCCAGCAGAAGATTGATGGGCTCACGATTGTTTGGCATTACGTGTTCCTCCTCTCTCGGTGTGTCCAAGTTGGACACATTTCCGGGTGTAATTTTGCCCCTTTTTTCGGCCTGTTTTGTCTCGCGCGCGCCCAGGTAGCGCGCGAGCGACGGCTAAAAAGACCAATCCCACCAAAGCCACCGAGGTGGATTTTCTCCCATCGGGGAGTTTTTGCCACAGAACAGAGGCCTTGCGGTCATGCACGTTGTCCGCTCGTACTTTTTGACCCGCCCCCTGGGCGCTTGTGGTGGCTCTCCTCAGCACTGTGATGTGCCTTGCAGTCGCCTTTGAGGTTCGTAATATCCAACCGCCGGTTCCAGTTGACGTCGATAGGCTCAAGGTGGTGAACCTCTGTGGCAAGCTGGATGTCCTCCTCGCGCCGAAGGCCAGCTTGCCACTCTCGCACACACTCCTCGCACCGATAGCCTATGGACTCCAGCTTCTTACGGCGCAGCGCCCTCCACGGTCTGGAGCGGTAGAACGCCACCTTGGCCGGGTCACGGTGCTTGTCGTAGCCTGCATGTCGCTCCCGCTGCATCGCTGACAAGCGTTCCGCACACTGGTCACATATGGCGTTGTAGTTCTGGGTGGCTGCTCCGCATTTACTGCAAAGCTTCAGCAGCATGTCACACCTCCAGGCAAAAGAAAAAGCCTGAACCAACATGGGCCGCATCATGCGGACCATGAGGCTCAGGCTCATTGGCTCAGGCTCAAATCGATATCCAGATAACGCTCTTGCCTGCAGTGTCGGCAGTAGACATAGGCCTTCACCTTGCCGTCCGGGACCAATCGCAAGAGCTTCATCGTTTTGCACTTTGGACAGATAACCCATCCATCCTTTACGACTATTTTACCAGCTTCTCGCTCGTTTCGCAATAGGCTCGCCCCCTGTTCTTAAAAGTGTGTCTAATTTTCCACTAGATTTCAAGATAGACGCGTGTGCGTGCGCGCGCGGGCGTGCGCGCGACATATTAAAAAAAGAATTTCACTTCCTTTTTTTGGATACAATTACCGTAGTAGTACGCTCCAAAGTCGTTTTGACAGTTTCCTCGACGCGCCCAAATCACGTCATCTGGGATCTCAATACACCCGCTTTCATCCTTCCAGCGCTCTGGAGGAGCAAGCTGGTGATTCAGGCTGCGGGAACAACTCCATGGATGCCGGCCTATTGGAATCCAAACTCCGTCTGTGCGCTCCTTGTTGAAATATTCGGCCAGCCGTCGGTACCCGCCTTCCGCCATCAGTACCGGCTCGTCCCATGTTTCGCCAGCCTTCCACAAGAATCGAACAACGGCCGGAGGAAGATCGCTGTCCCGGAAAACCGTGTGGATATGGTATCGGTGATCTCCATGGAGCCCTTCAATGCAGTAGATATAATCAAAGGGCTTATCAATAAACCGTTTTGACCGGGCCATGAACGCCCGGAGAGCTGACCGGACTCCACTGAAATTCCGGGGAAGGTGTTCGTCGTCAAAGGTCAGCGTGTGGTGAGATCCTTCAAACCCAAAGAGCGCAAGCCGTAATTCCAAGCGGTCCACTTTGGTCCGGCATACAGCAGAATGCTGATAGCGTATAATTTCATTCTTGCCTCGCCGCTCTTCATAGCTGTCATGCTGTGAGAGACGGGGCCGTAGTGCCCGGCACTCCTTAACCAGAGGTCCGGCCCGCTGACGCACACAGTACCACAGTTTGTCATCCGCCATCGCCCTCACCTGCAGCAGCCAGCTTGTCCAGGGCTTTTCCGATCTGTCTCCATCCCTTAATGTCCAGCGTGACTTCTCCCTGAAGTACGCCTCTTAGGACGTCATCAGTAATATCGCGTCCAGCCTTTTCTGCAACGATAGCCAGACACCCCAGGCCGTGATCCTTCCGATACTGTCTCAGCCGGTCCAGAATCGCGGCTTTCTCTGTACTGCCCCGGCCGGTCATCGCAGGCTCTGCTATGCTGTGTTCTCGCAGCAACGTCTGCGGCACAGTCTCGTCCGGAGGATTGCACTCTGCAGACGATGGCCGAGGGGCTGCCCGCCACGCTGCCAGCAGAGTGCCGGACACATCGATCTGACGGCCAGCGGCCTCGCAGGAAGCGCATACATCGTCTACCCGGCAGGCTCTCGTCAACTGCCCCGACCTCTGCTTGGGCCGGATATAGTTCTCTGGCATAGGTTTCCCACAGACGTCACATGTATATTGGATCATGTTCCTCTCCGCGCTCCTTCCTCAGCTCTGCTTGCAAAACCGATTCATCAGCCAGGACTTAGCGCAGCTCTGCCCCGTGGCGGAGCTGTCAGATCCCATGGTCATCAAATGCTCCAAGGCCAGCTCCGCACTTCCGTCCCGATCCTCGGAGGCAGCGTTGATTTCATCGACCTGGTTTTCCATATCCTTCAGCTTGGCCAAGGCACCATAGACCTGAGGTGGGAGTGCGACCAGCGTCTTCCAGTCTACCCCCTTCAGGCCCCAGCTGCCATCTGCATGTCTGTACGTCAATCTGCTCATCTTATCTCCTCCTCGCGTGCCGCGCTGAGCGGCTCGTCCAAATTTACCGTATGCCAGTACGTCCCGGTCCGGCTGTAATGAAGATACTGGGCCATCGGTGCCTGATACACCAACCGGGCTGCCGGCCGGCCGCACTTGGGGCAGACAATGCTGTACCATTGCGGGCGCGGCCAGAGGTCGTCTCGGTCGCCAGCTTTCATGGTTTGCCCTCCGGCGGGCGGCAATAATGATCCGTTTTTTCTCGGATACAATCAATGCATTTCCCAAATGAACCATGTGTCTGCCAATAACATCCATCACACGTCAGCGGCTCATTCGGCTGACAGCGGTATACCTTGTAATCTCCGCTGGGACGATCCAGAGTTTCACCATCACAGGCATCCAGAAGCAGATCCTCAAAGGCCGACCCGTCGAGCGTATCAATGGCGTACAACTTCCCGTACAGCACGACACCTTCTTCCCCGCAGCGTTCGCCAGAGTCATCCAATCCATAATCAATCCAGACGCGGTCAAAGTGCATTTTATCTATGTCTGCCTGTGTCAGCGGCTCGTTTGGCGGGACAAGAGCGGTCATTTTCGTGAGGTCACGAAAATGATCAGGCGAGGTGGAGGCGGGCGATACCCCCGCAACATAGGTGTCCAAGCCGATCCCAAGCGCATTGGCTAGGTCGATCAGATTCAAAATGCCTGGTGCAACCTCCATCTTCTCATATCTCCGGATCAGGTCTGGATACAAATGCACCTGCATGGCAAGTTCAGCACGAGTAACACCTTTGGCTTCCCTTGCCGCCAGCATGTTTGCCCCGATTTTGGTGGGGTCAATCGCCATATTCCCGCCACTCCCTTCCCCTATAGACAGCTGCATCATGCAGGGCGATCATCTTTTCACGGGTCAGCTTGTCGATGGCCCGGCCAATATTACGGTCTCCTTCCATCTCGGACAGCCGCTCTAAATTGTGTAGGGTTTGGGCAGTTACCAGAACATTCAGCCGGCGCAGATTCTTTTTTCGGGTCATGTTCCCGCCCCCTTGTTTTCTTCGGCGGCCATGTTTTCCACTGCGGCCTTGATAGTGACGCCCTCCGCGAACCAGCTGAGAAACAGCATGCGCTTTGCAGACAGCCCTTCTGGAATTGGGCGGCCGCAACAGGGGCACGGATCTCCGGCTTTCAATAGTTTCATAGGAAATCTCCTTTCCTCAAAATTCCGGTCCTTGTCAATGTCTCAACGACCAATTCCGACCATTGGGCAGAAAAGACACGACAGACCGGGCAAATCATATACGCTGTATCTGGCCCTGCGGAAAAGTCAAAAGCCATGCGATACTTTGGATCGTAAATCCGTATTCTGAAGCAATGTGGATAACCTGCAAAAAAGATGACATCGGCCACTCTGTCTGACCGATCTGAAAATAGAATGCGTGCCACAGAGTCTGCCTTCTCCGGCAGCCATTGCTCGCCGTCCTTAGTTGGCCTCACAGAGTAAACTCGACATTTCAGCCCACTATTCATGCTTTTCATGCAGCCACTCCTCGCGTGTTTTTCCCTTCAGGAACATGCACGCCTCCGGTTTGGCCAGCCGGGTGGTGAGACAGCAGTCCCGGCAGAACCGATCCCATAGTGTCTCACCCGCGTGTACCTGGTGCATGGCCGGGGCCTCCCCGCAGCAGTCGCAGCAGGATTGGCCCCGGCACTTCGCGGTGCAGGGTTCTATATGCACAATCTCATCCATCGGACAGCTCCAGCCTCTCCCAACGCATGGATTCAGGCAGCTCCGGACAGGGCATCCAGAGGCACACACTGGGAGTTAGAACCACTCCCTTTGCACCAGCGTGTTCCCACTGGCTTGTTGAGGCCTCCCACCAGTACAAGCCCCCGCCCTTCGTCAGCGGCCCAGTGAGGCACCAGTACAACCCGGACTGCACGGGTTTCTCTGGCCACCAATGCCAATCTGTACCCTCATTTGCTTTGACGCTTGGCCGGTCCTGATCTTCCCTTCTGCAGCTCTGTTTTCCGTTGCATCGATCATCGCAAATATCACAGCATTTATCACACCAAGGGTGAGCTGCTTTGCATTGGTCACACAAGTTTTCTTGCTGCTTAATCGCAGCAGGCGGCGTCTCTCGCTGCGTTTCTGCAGCGTCAGCGGCCTCTTGCTGCGCTGTCGCAGCGGGCGTAATGTCCTCGGTCAGTCCCAACAGGAAGTCGGTGGAACAGCCAAGGATCTTCGCAGCGTCCATGAGTTCATGGCACTTCCCAGGGAGCAACTTGGCGTAGCTCCAGCCCGCCGGGTCATCAAATTCTCCAGCCGCCCACTTGCGGATCACAGCCACAGAGTGCTTGGTGTAATACTCCCAGGGGATCTGGTCTGTGTCAGAAAGGCCGGCGGCGTCAATGGCCCGAAGGAGCCGTCTGGCGTTCCGCTCTGTCTCTTTCTGGTACTTGCGGCCTGCTTTCACCATGCGCTCATGCTCGGCTGCCTTCTTTTGGTCTGACTTCTCTTTCCGCACTGCTCTGGCCTTACTGCACATACGCTCACACGGAGAATAGGCATGCTTTGCCATGTCACAGTTCAGACAGCAGGTATTGCCGCCGCACATCCCTGTCCACCCAGGAGACTCGCAATCCCTTCGGAGGAACGTATCTCCACGTTTACATGCCTTTCCGTCTGGACAGGTCAGCTCCGGCTCCCAGCGCCACCCGTCGTTGTACTTAGCCAGCAGCTTTTCGGCCCTGCTGCCTCCAGGCGGCTTTGACAATACCCGATTCAGCCGCTCCTGGAACTCTCCCGGCAGGCGGGCCAGCGCATAGGCTGTCTGTTCTGGCAGCTCGTCCTTGTTAAACAGCTCCATATAGGCCGGGATCAGGCCTTCACGGATCACCTTCAGCCGGGCTAGTTTTGGAGCCGAGATCTTACATATCTCCGCCACATGGTCCCGCATACGACCGGGGAACTCAAAGCCCTCCTCCTGAAGCTGGTAGAGCAGTATCTCGATCCTCAGTGCCTGCTTACTCAGCTCCGCTGCGGTCAGGTCGCGGTTATCACTGTTGGCATAGATCAGCTTCAGCTCCTGAAGCGTTTCCGAGCCGCCACTGTCCCGGATACAGGGAACCATGCGAAACTCCTTATGCCCATCGTCCACCAAGCGGCGTATTGCCTCCCGGCGCCGGTGGCCGGCTATAACGGTATACCGTCCCGGCTCCGTGCTTAGCTTGACTCGAAGAGGCTGCAGTAGACCGCACAGCAGAATATTCTCCTTCAGCTGCTCCAGCCCGTCCATGCTGTAAAAATTCTCCGGGTCTGGATCTAGGAGATCAATGTCGATCAGTTCATATCGGTCCTTACCAGCTGATGTGTCCAACTTGGACACTTCGGCAGCAAGGAGTTCGCCCAAATCAAACCCCTTCATAGCTGATCCCTTCCTGTTCCAACAGCTCTGCAACCCACGCTCGGTAGTCACGGGCAGCGTTGCTCCAGGGGGACCACTGGGCCACCGCTTGACCGGCCCACGTGGACTCGCGCACCTTGTCATCGCTGGCCCGAATCACATGGCGATATATGTGCACCGGGCCGTCCTCACGTAAGTAGTTGATGGCGTCCTCCGCCACGTCGGACTTCTTCCAGCGGGTCACCAGGCAGCCGGAAATCACAACATTGGGGCAGGCCTTCCGGAGGTTGTCAATCTGCCGGACCAGCTTCCCCATACCGCCGGTAGAGAAGCCGTCTGTGTCAGTGGGAATGATGATCCGGTCGGCGGCCATGATCGCATTGACGCAGGACAAGCTGAAATAGGGCGGGCAGTCGATGACGACCAGATCGTACGCGTCGTCCTCGGCCAGGACTTCCAGGAAATCGCGCAGTGCAAAATACCCAGGTTGTTTCAGGCCCGCCATGCACTCTAGGTCCAAGTCGGCCAATTCGTCACTAGCCGGGAGCAGGTCCAGGTTCGGAATGTCAGTATGATCGATCACGTTCTCGTAATACGCTTCTTCACCTTGGAGCACCGCTGCCAAACCTGATTCATTAGGCTTGGGAATAATGCAGGAGGCGTTGGCCTGGCTGTCGGCGTCGATCAGCAAGACGCGCTTTTTGCAGCTGGTGGCCAATATGTAGGCTAAATTTACGGCGGTAGCGGTCTTTCCCACTCCGCCCTTTCGATTCACAATGGCAAAAGTACGCATATTGATAATCTCCTATTCAGTTTTTTCAGGTTGATCAAATGGGGTAGGCCCGTCGAGGTCGAAGAAGTCCATCTGATCCTTGGGCCGTTTGTAAGCCTTTCGCCTGGCTCCCGGGGCGGGCTCTTCAATGGCACTCTCTCGGAAGCGCTGGAACTGTCCGTCAAAGACCAGAAATATCCGGCCCCGGGTACCCTCCTTGTTCTTAGCAATCTTTAGCACGCGCCTGCTGCTCTCCGGCCGGTTGGGTTCCTCCAGGTACAGTAGCATGATAGCGTCCGCATCCTGCTCGATCTGGCCAGACTCACGCAGGTCAGACATAGTCGGCTCCACCTGCTCGTTTTTACCGGTATGCTCCGCCCGACTGAGCTGGGACAGCGCCACCACCAGCCGGCCAGTACCGTGGGCCAGTTTCTGAAGGTCCCGGCTGATGGCAGACACCTGCTCAGTACGGTTAACCCGGCGGGTTTCCGGTTCGATGAGCTGCAAGTAGTCGATATACACGATTTCGTACCGATGTGCCAGGGAGTCCGCCTGAATGTCCTGGGCCGACATGCCGCTGGCCTCCACCAGCTCCAGCTTCCTGACTCGAATGCGGTCGGACTGTTCGGCTACTCGCTGCCACTGCTCCCCGGTGATCTCGTTGCGCTTGATGGTGGGCATCTCGATTCCTGCCAGGTTGGCCATCAAGCGGTCGGCCAGCTTGTACTGGTTGGTCTCCAGGGAGTAAAATCCAACCCGCTTATTTTTGGCCTGGTGGTAGGCCATGGACACCGCCAAGGCGGTCTTACCCGCCGAGGGGTAGCCCCCCAGCACCACCATGTCCCCCATCTCTGCATAAGTACCTGCGTCGATCTTGGGCAGGCCCCAAGTCATGTACTCCACCGGATCTCCGCTGTGGCGCTCGGTAAAGGCCAGTAGCATCTGGGTCATATCCATGCGCTGGACGCCTCGCCGCTCCACCAGCAGCTCGTTGAGCTGGGCGATGTAGCCCCGAGCCTTGTCCATGTCCCGGGCCACCTGGAGCAGGGCACCCAGCTCGTTTACCTTGGCCATCCGAGCCTCTTCCCGCATAACAGCGGCGTACTCCCAGACGTTGTTTGCAGTGGGCGTTAGGTCCATCAGCTCCATCAGGTACTCCGCCCAACTGTCCCCATCCTTGCCTCTCAGCTTGCCTAAGATGGTCACTGGGTCGGTGGGTTTGCCCTCGGTGTACAGGCTCTTGATGGCCTGGAACACCATGCGGCACTTGGGAGTGAGAAAGTCCTCAGGTCGCACCCGTTCCAATGCCTGCCCCACCAGCTCCGGCTGAATGAGCAGGGAACCCAGTACCGCCACCTGCGACGATAACTGCGCATTCTGTTCTACCATGTGGGAACCTCCTCCCTGGATACCAGCACGGAGGCAGAGGGTTCACCTGCTTGTCGATGTTTTTCCTCATCCTCCCAGCGACGATTGTTGAGCCAGGTGGAGGCGTAGGGGATTCCAATACCCCGCTGCCACTCCTCCGAGTCCATGGCCCGCTTGAGGCCCAGGGCCATCTGGTGGATCAGGGCATCGTCCGGCCGGAGCTTGTCCCACGCTCGGATGGCGGCCTGCTTTGACTTGCCACAGGGGTAGGCCGCCCAGAAGGCGGCGAAGCGTTCCGGCTTCCAGTCCGGAGCCTCCTTGGGCTCGTTTGACCGCTTGCGTTTCCGCGCCGGCGCTTTCCCCTTGGGGGGACTATAGGGGGGATATTCTTCTGTACTATTACTTGTATTATTCTCTCCGCCATTTTCACGGGGAGGTCCCTCCATTTTCACGGGGACCCTCCCCGTAAAATCACGGGGAGGGGGTACGGAAATCCCCGGAGGGCCGCAAATCCAGATTTTCCGGCGCAGCACTTCCTGGCTGTCCGGGTCACGCTCCACCTCCATGCGGATGTGGCCACGGTCCCGCAGCTGCCGAAGCAGATCCTCCACCGTACGCTTTGAGATCCCCAGGGTCTCCGCCAGTCGCGCATTCCAGGCCCAGCAGTACCCCTCGGCCTGGGCCAGCGCGGACAGCTCCCCATACAGCAGCTTGGCGTTGGGCCGCAGGGTGTGGTCGTCCCGCACCCGGGCCGGAATGACGGAATACAAGCTCCGATAGATCTCACCCATGCCGTCTACTCCTTCCCGCGCGGCCCGAACTGGGCCGTCTGGATGCGCTCGAACCACTCCGCCTCACGCGCTTGGTGGTCCGGCTCCTCCAGACCCAGCCGCTTCGCAAGCATGTACGCGCCGGTCAGACTGGCATGCCAGCTCCTGGCCAGCCGGAAGTTCCTCTCCTCCAGACTTTTGCCGATCTGCTTCTCGAAGAAGGCAACCAGGTCGTGCAACTGCTCCAGTTGGGTGTTCCGCGTATGGACTTCTAAATTCTCTGGGATCATATCCGCTTCCCCCTTGTCTGCCGCAATAGGGAGCCGCAGCTCCTCATGGTATTCCTTACGCCCGGACACTCAGGTACACCCCCAGGGCCAGGAGAAATGCTCCCAGGGCCAGGGCGAAGGTTACCCACTCCAGGGCCTCGTACAGGCGCGGCCAGCGCCGCCGTAGCTTGTCCCACATCGCTCACACCTCCTCCTGCATCTCTCGCCACTCTCGAAACTCTTGCATCACAGGGCAGTCCTCGCACTCAAATTCGTCCACCTCATTGGGTTCGTTGTACCAAGGGCATTTTACGTCGCGAAATCGTACGCACTGCATGGTTTACACCTCCTCCCGGCAGCTGCTGACTATTGCAGCCGAGGGGACAGATTTTCATTGATAGGCAGCCGCAGCCACCATATGCCATAAAACTTCTTCACTCTGGCCACGGAGAGAGTCCCGGTCTGGCCTTCAAAATAACTTTTTCCCGCCTCGGTCAAAAGCTTGCCGACGTCGTAACGCTCGGACCGTCCACCACTCTTGGGGATCATGTGCAGGACAATCAACTCGCCGTCATATGGGCCGACGCCCTGGCTCCGGCGCCGCAGATCCAGCAGCGCCCAGTTCTCAAAGCGCACCATGACACGCCTCCTTCCGGAATGGGGTTGCATTTTGTTCCAGGTATGCTATAATAATTTTGTCCCCGTGTCGTGGGCCATGGGTCCACGTCTTTCCGCCGCTTGGGTGTTCCAGCACCTGGGCGGCTTTTTTATATTCTCTGTTCATAGCCAGTCCTTTCTGGTTCCTGCCACAAACGGCCGTGAGAGGACAGCGGGATGGGGGTTAGAGTCAAGAAGAGGGGAAGGGATGTGAGTGTAGAGAACCCGCTGCCCTCTCAAGGCCGTTCGTGGTTTTGTTGTGATCAGGCAAATACGTCTAATTCTAGGCCAGACTGTATGATTCCTCGCAGATCGTCCATAATGGCCTCGAACTCCGGCCGTTCCTTGTCGTCGATCTGGCCGTCCTCTGCCATGGCCATCAGGCGGTCTACGCTGTGCTCCTCATTGAATTGGGTGAGGCGCAGATACATGCGGACTGCCATTTCCAGCACACTCCGGTCCTGAAGGTGGGGAACGATCTGCGGGATCAGACAGTTGGTGTCCTGCAAGTGTTCATAAATCAGGTGAGGCGTATGGTAGTACTGCGCCATCCGCTCCACGATGTCATTAGGTGGAGTCCGGTACCCGTTTTCATAGGCACGGATACTTTCCACGGACACCGCTATTACTTCGGCTGCCGCTTCTTGTGTATATCCGGACTCACGCCTTGCGGCTTTGTAGATATTCATGTGCTCTTCCGCCATAGACATTTTCACTCCTTTGCGCTATTTTGAGTTTGCTGATAATCTGCTTCAGAGCCTGGCGCGGGTTCCTGCTTGATAAACGCGATCAGATCCTGCTTCAAAATGCGGATTTGATTTCCCACCCGTATGCTCCGGAGCTGGCCGGAGCGGACCAGTTCATAGACGGTTGGTTTCTTGACGCGGAGGATTGGCAATACGCCTTCCACCCGCATCACCAGCGGAATGTCGTCGTACGACAGGGCCGGTCCTCCGTTCAGAGGGGTGCTCTCCTCGTTGCCGCAGGCGTCCAGCTGTACGCTGCCGACTGTGGCTCCCAGGTTGAGTGCAGACGACGCCGACTCTGTTCTGACGGCCCGGCACGCCGCCTCGAACTCGCAGCCCTGACAGACGCCGCCGAAGCCCGCCGGCTTCTTGCCCAGGGTGATTTCGTTGGCGGCGGCAAGGTGCCGCCCGGAGCAGATGATGGCCTCTCTCGATATATCCATGGTTTACCTCCTTCCCCTGTTGTTTTCCGGTATGGCACTCACCCGGCCTGGGCGCCGGGCGGTCCGGCCCGGCCATAGAGCTCATCAATCGTGCAGCCGAAAAGGTCGGCCAGTTTAGGCAGCTTAGAAGCCCTTGGCATAGCCTCTCCCGTCTCCCAGCGGGACACGGCCGCAAAATCGACGCCCATGATCTGGGCCAATTCGGTTTTAGTCAAGCCGCATTTTTCCCGATACTCTTTGATTTTCATAACTATTCCCCCCTTCATCCAATTCTTGATTTTAAGTCATGTTTATGGTAATATGAACCTGATTAAAATTCAGATTTGGAGGCGTGGGCAGTGCGAAAAGTGATAACTGGATATTGTCCGGAAGCTGATAGTCAACAAACTATCACTGTGGATGTAGCTCGTATCCCAATGGCAGGCGGTATGCCCGCCGGGTACAAAGTAATGAGTTTTCGCTGCCCTTATGCAGAGGATCATGGCTGTCACCATGGAGGCACGGATAATCGAGACTGTCCCGTGTTGAAAAAGATGCCCTGCTAATCCTTCCGGAAGAGTGTCGGGAATACCCCTGCCCCTTTAAACACAGGGTCCGCTGTTTCCATCCAGCGTGCCCGACACTTGAGATAGACCTCACATCCAACGCACACCGCCCCGAAGTCCACCGGGGTCTGTGTGCAAGCGCTCTCATGCGCGGCAACGAAGTGTCTTGCCGCGCAGATCACTGCGTCTTTAGGGATCTCCATCGCCTTCACCCCCTTTCACGTTTCCTGTTTGTTGCCGTTTCCATGACTTAGAATCAGTTTGCAGTTAAATCATAATCCTTAAATTTACGGAAGTCAATATTGTTATCCGTAAATTTATGTTTTCTCTGTTATGCCTAATTCCTTTTTTAGAGGTGTTATCCCCTTTGAATGTGGAAAAATTTGTGCAAAACATAAAAACGCTTTGCAAGTTAAAGGGAGTAACTCCATCGTCTGCTTGCATGGCCAGTGGCGCAGGCCGCAATTTTATGGACAATATCAAAAAAGGGAGTATACCATCTGTCGAGAAGGTCCAGCTCCTCGCCCGCTACCTCGGCGTCACCGTGAGTGAGCTCCTGGGGGAGGACGCTTCGGAGACTGCCCAGGGTCCGGCCCAGCCTTACCTGGTCATGCGCTATAACCAGCTCTCCCAGGAGGGACAGGAAAAGGTGATGGCCTTCGTGGAGTTCACCGCCCTGCAGGAAAAGCAGGCAAAGAAAGAAGATGAGTAAAGCATGACGTTGGATCTGCCCAAGCTGCTGCACCGCTACGTTGACGACTGCGGCTATTCCTGGCCGCTCACCGTTCAGGTGGTAAACCGGATGCTGGGGAGCAACTACACCCAGGAGCAGCTGCGTGCGCTTTACCGGAAAAAATAAATGTGTCCAACTTGGACACAGAAAAAGCCGCTCCCTTCTGGTGTTCCAGAGGAAGCGGCTACATTTTTGTGGAAACCTGTTGCATTTTCGATCCGGCTCTGCTATGCTGTCCTTATCAGTATCTGAGCTGCCTTTGACAGCATAGTGGCCGTGTTTCAGAGTATCCGGAGTCCTGCGGGGACGCCGGGTCTTTTTTTGTCTGAAGGTCAGCACATAACCACAAAATATAGGTTTATGTATTGACAGACACAATATATTGTGGTATAAAGGCCATGTGATTGATTATTGTGCGCACTCTGCTGAAATGCGGGGGGCAGGCCGGTCCCGGTCTGTTCGCGGATACGCATTGCACACGTTGTTAGGTTTGTACGCGCGTCGTGAAGAGCGATGTGATGGGGTGGGGATAACTATGCCCCTGGACGCTCAAATTTGACGCCTGCTTCAGATAAATGTTATAATAAAGGCAAGATTAAGGGAGTATTGATTAAGCTGTAAAGGGATGGCCAAAAGTGCAACTGGACAACCCCGCAGCGGAGTGCTAGTCTGTCATTGTTATCAGGTCAGATTTTGTTAGGTCGGATTTTGTACCCGCCGGGGGTAGTTTGCCCACTCGCCGGAGACCTGTCAGAACCTAAAACCTGATTGGACAAAAACTGAATAGACAGTTAAGGTCCGAAAACCGCAAGATGTTTTCGGGCCTTTTTATGTCTCAAATTCTGAATGGAGAAATTAAAAAACGAGAGGAGGACCCCATGTGCCCCCATCCTCGTCACAAACGGCAAGTCCGATGGGCCTGCAGCATGACACCTATGCTCCATGGTCCAGGGGGATATTCCCGGCCGGAGCATACAAAGGAGCGATCAATATGATAAGCCAAAGCGACCATAGGTTAAGTATCTCAATCTCTGGGCCGGAGAGTAACCCGGCCGGCGCGGTATCCGGCAGAGCCGCGCCAACTTCCACCTCATCCCGTTCCGCTGCCGGGGGACGGATCACAGGACGCCAGCAGCCCAGTCTGCACCTCGCCCCAGGATGCGCGTCCGCCGCGGGAGACGATCTCCCACCCGCTTTCAGCGGGGTGCCGGCGACCATACTCAACCCTCAAAGACAACAGAGACAGACTTCCGGATTGCTCCGCGCCTCCCCCTGAAAACATAGCCGCCCCAAGGCGTTCGCTCCTTTCGGCAGCTGTCTGATTTGGGAAAGTCCACGGAAAACAGCCGGAAACAGTGAGTGATGCCACTGGGTGAACTGCGTCCTTTTCCGATTTCAAGAAAGGACGGCTTCTATGTCGAAACATTATGATAACCTTCTCTCCCAGCTCAACCGCCTTTACCGTCACACTCGTCTAGGGAGCTATAAGACCCGTGCCCGGTACTATGAGGCCACACAGCGGTTCTGCCGCTTCGTCGCCGATCGCTACCACCTTCAGCGCTTGGCCAACATCGGCCCCAAGCACATTTATGCCTATGTAATGTACCTGCAGGACAGAGGAATGTCCGCCTCCACAATCAAAACCGACCTGGCCGCCATCCGGTTCTTTCACGACCTGATGGATCGGCCCCGCTATCAGCTCCCCAGCAACCAGGAGCTGATCCTCCAGCGCCGGACCCTGAAGGGGGTAGACCGCACCTGGAGCGAGGCGGAGTTCCAGCGTATGCTGGCCTGCGCTCTGGAGGCGGACCGGGAGGATTTCGTCACGATCCTCTACTTGGGGCGTTATGAAGCTCTCCGGATTCACGAGTGCTTCCGTATCGACACTGCCACAGCCTCTCGCGCGCTCAAAGAGAACGCCATCACCGTCAAGGGAAAGGGCGGCCTGGTCCGGTCGGTACCCCTGCACCCCATTCTGGTCCCCCGTCTCCAGTATCACCTGGAACACACGCTGCGCGGGAAAAAGCTCTTTGTTGCCGACGGCGTGGAGACCCATCAGGCCATCAAAGAGCTTCAGGTCTTTATTTACATTCACCGTCCTTATGTCCAGGACCCGGATTCTACTCGCCCTATGACCTTCCATGGTCTCAGACACACCTGCGTCACTGAGTGGTACTTCCAGCGCATAGACGCCGGCGCCAGCCCCTACGAAGCGCGCAAGGAGTGTGCCAAGCTGCTCGGCCACGGACGCGACGACGTAACCACCATTTATTTGTCTTCCGGGAGAGGAGGTGCTGGCCATGACTAAGCGTCCACCTTCGTTTGACGATCTCCCTCTGTTGCTGAAGCCGGAGGAGCTGATGTCGCTTTTGGACGTGGGCAAGGGTACCGCCTATGAACTGGTCAATTCCGGCCGGATCAAATCCCTGTGGGTGGGCGGTCAGATCCGTGTCCTGAAATACGATGTGCAGTCCTTCCTGGAGCACAGCTGCAGCCCCTACACAGATGACCTGTCCAAATAACAATAGACCGGGTATCATGTGTAAGATCTCAGCTGTGCGGCGAAAGGAGGATTTGTATGCCGCGCGGAACAAACAATAGCCGGGGCGCCTCTGGAGGCGGCTCGATCCGAAAAAAGGTCATTCAGAGAAACGGAAAGGAATATCAATACTGGGAAGCCCGTTATACCTCCGGGTATAACCCGACAACGGGCAGGCAGATCCAGCATTCTATTACCGGCAAGACGCAGAAGGAGGTGGCCCAGAAGCTCCGCCAGGTCACTGCGGCCATTGACCAGGGGCTTTATAAAGAACCCTCTCGCCTCACGGTTGGCCAGTGGCTGGAGATCTGGATCAACGATTATGTGGTGAATGTGAAGCCGAGGACGCTGGAGGCCTACCGCTGCCAGATCAACAACCACATCCTGCCGGAGCTGGGCAGCATACAGCTGGAGAAGCTGCGTCCCCATGTCATCCAGCATTTTTATAACGGCTGCCACAAGACCCTCTCGGCCAAAAGCGTCAAGAACATCCACGGCATTCTCCACCGCGCCCTTCAGCAGGCGGTGGCCATTGGCTACCTGAGAAGCAACCCCACCGAATCCTGCGTGCTGCCCCGCGTAGAGAAAAAGCCGATCAAGCCTCTGGATGATGACGCGATCCGGCGTTTCATGACAGCAATCAAAGGGCACCGCTTCGAGTGCGTCTACCTGGTCACCCTCTTTACCGGAATGCGCCGGGGCGAAGTTTTCGGGTTGACCTGGGATTGCGTAGACTTCCAGCAGGGGACGCTCCTGATCAACAAACAGCTCCAGAAGATCAAAGATGAAAGCGGACGCACCGTGTACAGCCTGGTGACCACTAAAAACAGCAAAGCCCGCAAGATCACACCTGCCGCGTTCGTCATGACGCTTCTGCGCCAGCAAAAAAGCCGGCAGACGGAGCAGCGGCTCCGGGTCGGGCCGGCCTGGGCAGATAAAAACCTTGTGTTCTCGGATGAGCTTGGGGATTACCTGAAGCCCCATGTCGCTTATGACAGCTTTAAAAAGATCGTCGCCCAGATTGGGTGTCCGGAGGCCCGATTCCACGACCTCCGCCACTCATACGCCGTGGCAGCGATCAAAAGCGGGGACGACATTAAAACCATCCAAGGGAATTTGGGCCACGCCACTGCCGCCTTCACCCTGGACGTCTATGGCCATGTGACGGATCAGATGCAGCGCGAAAGCGCCCAGCGGATGGAGGAGTATATCCACAAAATTTCCGGCTAAAGGGAAAACAAAGGGAAACTCCGATCTCCTCATAGACAAAAAATCCCCTGGGGCCTTGCAACACAAAGCCCCAGGGGATTAGTTGAGTGGTGCGGCTGACGGGAGTCGAACCCGTACGCCCGTCCGGACACAAGCACCTCAAGCTTGCCAGTCTACCAATTCCAGCACAGCCGCAGACAAGCGGTTTTCAAAAACCGCTTTATTATTATACTGTCACAGG